TGTATCGCAACAAATTCGACGACGCTTCGGTGGATGTTGTAATTCTAAAGATTGGGAATTGAAATGAGCGACGAAGCCGATATTGCATCAGATGCCGAGGAACTATTCAGGAGCGCCCAGTTGTCCCCCATAAGGGCGCTGGCAGGCATTGAAATCAAACCGTCGAGGGTATGCCTCAATTGTGGGGGAAAAACCCGCAAAGGGGCTAGATTCTGCGACACGGATTGCCAGTCTGACCATGAGCGGCGAAATAAGGCTGGATTCTCGCAAAACATTGTATAATGCAAATGCTGGCAGGTAATCTATACCCGCCTAACCAAGTTAGCGGAGGCTTCCACTCTTTAAAGGATCCGTTAGTCGGGATCCAAACAGGCACAGCTCGTAAATGCAGGGGGCCGCTCAATCATTACCCTGCGCTAACGCAACATGGGGGAAGCCACACAACGAATCCCATGAAGCTGTGCAATAGACTACCTTAACGGGATTGATTCCTCCCAAAAGCGAACCCCACACAAAAAGCCCTTCACATGGAAAAGATTGAATCCAACTCGAGCGTAGCGCGATTATCCGCGTCCATTTCCCACTGCTCGATATACCCGCAGCAGGCGAACGCGTACATTGTATTTAGGCCGCGTTTTGTTTTGAAGTTTTTGCCGTTTTCCATTTCGTTACTCCTTTAATGATTTTAATAATCTGCAACGGAGTCATGGCGCAGTATTCAGCCATAGTCAGTAGCGCTTGGATTTGCCCAGCTTGATTACGGATCGTGATCATTCTGAAACTCCTCATGTTATGGCGCGGAATCTGCCGCACCTGCCAGTGATAATAATTACGCGTCCTCGCCTACGCCGTGCTGTTGCAGCAAGGCGACCTCTTCGTCGTTGAGCTTCCAGCCCTCGATCCTTCCAGCAATCTCGCCCTGGTTGATCGCCTCGATACTTTCCTCCCGATACAAGTCCTGTCCGTTCGATGTGCGGACATAAGCATAGGCGCCGCGGCTAGTCACTCTAATCGAGTCATCACCGCACCAGTTCCCATTATTGTAACGATCCACACTAGCCAAGGTGGTCATGGTCGCAGTGTTGTATGTCTTGCCGTTAATGATTTGTTTCATTTTTCATCTCCTATGCCCATCCCCAGGCGTGGTCGTTTGCGTCATTGCATCCGATGGGTTCACTATGCGCCACTATGTCGTAGTGTCAAGCCCCACATTAGATTTATTTTCACCTCGCGCGCGCGCCCGCATTCCTTATATATATAACAGTGATCCCACCTCGCCATACTTGATTACCCGCCACCAGGTTATGCCACCAGCTATGCGCCACAGCTATGCCTCTGGATATACCCCAAGATATGCCACTAGCTAGGCACCCCCCTGCCCCCTCTCTTTCCCCTAATTGTAATTCCGTCCCCTTCGAATACCCCTACGTTCCAGTCAAGTGATGCGCTTTATGGCTATATATATAGTGTGTTGTCGTATAACGGATGTTATGTAAACTGGACGAGCGTTCGCTAACATGCTGATATGTGAGCACTTACTTTGCTTGCTTATGGGGGGGGTGGTAGCCGACGGAGCGATGAATGTGGCTGCACCCTCCTCTGTACTGGAAAAGGATAATCTGGATTACTGTTAGTTGATGATGTGGAGATGTGGTGTGGAACCCCCCCTTGAGTCCGGGGAGGTCGAGACTCCGCTTAAGGGTTCAGCTTGTTTATGCTAAACCGATAGGCGATAAAATATCCATCCGGGATATCCAGTTTTAAGGCTTGGCGGGGTGTGGACTTCCCGTGTGGCCTACCTTACGAGAGAGGGATTTGGCGTAAGGTGCGCTTTATTGCCGCGCCGTGCTTGTTATTATTATTGGTTTAGGTGCGAGGCATCCGGTGACCTTTCGGGCGGATGGGAGGAATCAGAATGTCTGAATCGCTGCACCTTTGCCCATATTACAATCCTCGCAGAGTAATTGCAAGTTACAAATATCGAGTTCCAGTTCTGGGTATTTAGAGCGGGGGAGTTTATGATCGACGTGTAGGATGATTCCGTTTTTTTGTGTTCTACCGCACACTTGGCATTTTCCGTTACCGGATGATATGGCTTGCCAGCGGAGTTTTCGCCATTCGTTTGTTTGGTAGAAGTCCGACTTCATTCCTGGATGATATGGTGGGGATGTTTTATATCTTGTTTCGCGTGATTGTTTCAAGGCTTTGTTTAATTGGCGGATCTCTGCATTCTTTTCGGCAACCAAAGACTCTAATTTGCGCTGACGAGCTTTTGCTTCTCTTTTGTGTTTTATGGATTTGATTTGCCTATCGGTTTGATTGGCGTGGGTGTGGGTTTTTGTTGCGCCTTTTGAGGGAAATAATGCCCTTGAATCGATTATATTTCGCATAAATACTCCTTTTTGATGCTCCGGTGACCCATAAATGGGGCGGCGTGACGAATCCATAGTGGCGTTTTACTCCTATTTCATTTAGTATGCAAGTGAGTGCTCACATGGATAAGGCAATGACCCCATTGGAACGTAAGGAATTAAAGTCTCGGCAACGGGAAGAGAATCGCTTAAAGAACCTTGAGCGGCAAGAGGTTGGCGAGTATGGGACGGCAAAGACCGCACGGAAGCCTATTGGGACTGCGGTTGGTAATAAACAGCGGATGCAGGAATTCAAGGAGCGGTTGTTGCATGCTCCGGTTGGTGAGTCGATTATCCGTAAGGTATTGGAAGTCGCGCTGGATGATGAGCATCCTGGACAGATGTCGGCGATGAAGATGTGCTTGGATAGGATGTTACCCGTGGCGATGTTTGAAGAAAAAAAGGATGGTGTAAGGACGGCTATCCAGATCAACATCACTGGCATTGGTGAAGCTGTGGCTGAAAGTAAGGATATTAACGATGCCGAGGTGATTTCTTAATGGCGCTTACATTCGAATTGCTTAAGTGGCAAAAAGAAGTATTGTCTGACAATACTCGATTCAAGGTTGTTTGTGCTGGTCGGCGCTGTGGTAAGTCTCGATTGGCGGCCACGGAACTACTTATCTATGGGTTAAGATGTCCTGCTGGCTCTGCGGTGATGTATGTCGCCCCCACTCAAGGACAAGCCCGTGTGATTATCTGGGATGTATTGATGAACTTGGGGCGAGAGGTGATTGCTTCCAGCCATGTGAATAACATGGAAATCACTTTAGTAAATGGTATCAGAATCTATATTCGAGGCGCAGACAGGCCGGATACGCTTCGTGGTGTATCTCTTTCGTTCGTTGTTCTGGATGAGTACGCGGATATGAAGCCTATTGTATGGGAGCAGATTATTAGAGCTTCTTTGTCTGATAAAAAAGGCGATGCGCTGTTTATCGGAACTCCCAAAGGGAGGAATCATTTCCATGATATTTTCCTTAAAGGGGGCGATGACCCCGATTATAAGTCATGGAGTTTCACCACTGCCGACAATGAACTAATCGACCCAAAAGAGATCGAGGATGCGCGCAGGACGTTATCCACGTTCGCGTTCAAGCAAGAATATCTAGCCTCTTTCGATACTTTGGGTACTGATATATTCAAGGAAGAATGGTTGAAATACGGCAAAGAGCCACAGCAAGGTTCCTGGTATATATCTGTCGACTTGGCTGGTTTTGAAGCGGTTGGAGCCGGCGCGGCCAATTCGAAGAAGCGGCTTGACCTGACGGCTATTTCGGTCGTTAAGGTTGGCGAAGACGGGCGCTGGTTTGTAAAGAAAATCGAGCATGGTCGGTGGGATGTCAGGGAAACAGCAGTCAGGATATTGAAGAATATCCGAGAATTCCGCCCGCTTATGATAGGTATTGAGAGAGGCACGACGATGAACGCCGTTATGCCCTACCTTGCCGACTTAATGAGGAAGAATAATATATTTGCTCATGTTCACCCATTAACGCACGGGAATGAGAAAAAAACAGACCGTATTGTATGGGCGCTACAAGGGATGTTCGAGCATGGCCGCGTTGTGTTGAATGGTGAAGGCATAGATCATAAAAACTCGTGGCAGCATGAGTTTATTGATGAGTATTTGATGTTCCCAACAAAGGGTGTTCACGACGACTGCTTCCCGTCGGACGCGCCAATAATTACATTAGATGGGATTAAAGCAATATCCGATATTACAACCGATGATTACGTTTTCACAAGAAATGGATTCCGTCGCGTACTTAAAGCGTGGTGCAAAGGATACAAGCCGGTAATAACCAGATATGGGATAACAGCGACTCCTGAACACTTGGTATTTACTGAAAATCGAGGATGGGTACGTCTTGATTCTATTGCTGATGATGATATGCTTATTACCTGCAATCCTATCAAGGAGCCATCATGCGAGAAACAATCGAATTCAATGGGCGGAAGTATCACAGATACCCCAATGCAAAAAAAAGCAATCACAGGAGATATTACTCATGCCATGACAAATGGCTTGACAACCCAAGATTGCTCCATAGAGACGTATGGGAGTTCTACAACGGGGAAATACCAAAAGGACACCATATCCACCACGAAGACGGAGATTCTAGTAATAACAACCCATCAAACCTTATCTGCCTATCAATGGCCGCACACCAGATTGAACATAGAAGAGAAAGAAGCGAGAGAGGTAAATCTGCCAAACAACTCGCGCATCTCGATAGAATCAGAGGCGGCGCAAAGGAATGGCATTCCTCACCAGAAGGTATTGCATGGCATAAAGAACATGCAAAGATGTCTATCTGCAAAAACTACCCAGAAAAGCAATGCGCCGAATGCGGGATCGGATTCAAACCGAAAATTGCAGTCCAAATACTATGCGGGAAAGAATGCAGCAGAATTAGAGAAAACAGGCTTTCAAGAGAGCGGCATTCCTGTATATGACTTAATGGTTGATACAGACCATGAGTTTTTTGCATACGGCGTTCTGGTTCATAATTGCATCGATTCCTTGGCTGGAGTTGCACAAATGGCTATTACAAGCTATGCCGGAGATGATGATTCTGATGAATATGAGCCGCTTGACATAATAACAGGCGTTTGACTTTTCTGGTAGAATATGTAATGTGAGTGCTTACTAACATAGTTTGAGGGGTCATTATGGCATACGAGAATACAGGGCAGGTGATTGATAGCATGG